CTGCTGCGCTGCTCGCGCTCGGGGCGTTGTCGAGATTAGACGCCGAAGGAACGCTCGTTTCATTCAATATCAAGGATGGTGAAATGAAAAGTATGGTTCTAAGCTACAACAACGTGACGTTCAATCTTGGAATAGGCTTCAAACACAAAGAAAAACAAAATTACCTCAATTACTTTAAAGTTGGAGATTTAATAAAGTTTTCATACATGAGTCTTGGTGCTCACGGCAGGCCACGTCATGCGAGGTTTGAATAACTACTAAATTTTACTTTTTGATCCGAGGCAAATCAATGACGGGCGCCAGACACAGCGACTGCTGCCAGGTCATGCGACGACGCAAAGACGAAGACATCATAGCGCGATCTCGGCGGGCTTGTTCACGAGCAAACGCCGGCGAACTGTTACGACGAATAAGAAGGAGACGACCAGAGCGCTCGGGTTTTTTTTTCAAAGACTCGCGCACGGCGTCGCGCGCGGCGTCTCGAAGCGCTTGACGTTGCGCACCGGGCGTCGGGCGTTTATTGCGTAATTTTTTCCAAGTAAACATAAACATTGTAATTCTTTTGACTTAGTGACAGATTTTTTTTTAACAAAAAATTAAAGTGTTGCTAACAGGCTTGGGCAAAAAAATATAAGCCTATACAAAAAGAATGATAGAAAAATGTTCGTTGGTTGAATTACAAAATGCTACATTAGATTATAAAAAAGACATTATTAAAAAAACTTTGAGAAAATTATCTACACCCGATGCTCGTAGAAATTACTTGAAGCAATTGGGAATAAGATTTGATGAAAAAAAGAAATTATTTTCTGGAGGAGCTTACGAAAAAAGCGATCTAGAATTAAAAAGTTTATTATGTCCGATTACAAAAATGATATTTATTGAGCCCGTACTTGCAGAAAATGGCGTTACTTACGAAAAAAGCGCGTTGATATCACAATTTAGGGCGAACACCTTCAACCCCGGTCTTGGGCCCGGCGACGACATGGCGTTGTCCAACAACATGGGAAGATTTACCGCGCATCGCCTTCGCCGCACTTGGGACGACGCGGCCGCCGCGGCCTTTGCGACGCGCGGCGGCAGTAGGCAACCCGCCGATGCATGGGCGAATTTGTATTTTACAACAAATAAAGTCATGCGCCACAAAGTATTTAAATTTAAATCGGAAATGGGGGACAATAGTAAAACACAAACGTTCTTTAGACGCCATTGGAACAACAGGCTTGCTAAGAAATTAGGTCTTGGTACGTACTCGATGTTGAGCGGCTGGTCGAATGGTACTGTTGGTGAACTGTATGGACTTGCGTCAAGAAATCACCTTGTTAGAAACAGGCTAGATACCATGCTGAGACAACAAGAAGAGAGCGGTCAACTTTTTAAACGTAGACTTTTGGCCATATTGTTACTTTATATATTCATAATAAATCCCGTTTTAATTAACAGAGATGATTACATGAGATATAGAAAAGAGCGTCGTCGTCAGAGGCGCCAAAATTCTTACCGCCAAAATTCATACCAGCATGACTACTCGGCATCTCCGGTGGGGAGAGCGTATGATGTCCTTGGTATCTCGAGAGGCGATGACTTTTATGGAATAGCATCGGTGCGACAGGACCTGACTTTGTCTGAGTTAAAAAAGGCCTTTCACAAGCAAGCGCTGAAACACCACCCAGACAAGGGCGGCGACATCGAGGAATTCAATAAGGTCCAAGCGGCGTATGACCTGCTGAAGACGTATGTTGGGAACTGGGATTTTGAGGACCTGGTTTCTGCCTAGATGCGAGTTTATTTTGCAAAAAAAATGAAGTTGATGAAAAATAACGAGAAATGGACGTAGCATTTGATATATACAGAATCCACTGGGCACGAGAAAATAATGAGCTAAGAAAACTCAAGTATGCAAATCGTTTCAATACATACTTTGAATATAATTGCACCACTCGCGACATTTATTCGCTGCGAGAAGAAAGCAACCCAGATGGATTGTTTGAACTTTTAGGATACGTAAAAGATTGGATTTTACGTCCGTTTGGATACGACTCGGACCGCTTGTTTTCTTACACTAACAATCACCAAAGGTTTTATATTCATTCGCCGTCCACAAAAGGTGATTCGTGGGCTGGTAAATCAAGGGTTTTGACCAAAAACGTTTATGCAATAGTTCTTGACACCACTGCAATCCGGTTTGAAACCCCGGCCCGGAAAATAGAATGGAAAATTTAAGTCTAAATAGCCTTTCCTTGATAGATTAAACCTGTTTGCCTGCCCACCCCACCTAAAACCGATCGCACGGGATATTCGTGACCTAGATGTGGGGGGTATGTGCACGTAAAATTTTTATCGTTATTACATTTCCATTTTATGTTTCCGTCGATTATGCCATTGCACATGGGGCCGAGGTCAAATAATTTTTTAGCGGCATCGGGGGTAATTGCATATGCGTGAGCTCCTAATTTATTTTTTAAATTACCAAGATACGCGAAGTCAACGTTATCCTCGAGTCCACCTAAATATTCGTTGACTTTTTTAATTGCGGGTTCTTGATTTTTGAACGGCAAAACTACGTCATCCTCAAAAACTAAAACTCTTTCTTCATCCAAATTTTGTACGTGTTCCCACACGTTGCGATGAGCCGCGTTTGCGCCCTGAACCCGAGCTATGTTTGCATTACCTATCCTCTTGACATTTTGTCCTTCGCATACACCGGTGTTTTTTTCTTTAAGTTTCACACCCGGAAATTTTATACACTCTAAATTGAGCGGTTCGCAAATATTTTCTAAAATGCGTTCTTCTCTTTTTTTATTCAAAGTTATATAAAATGCTTTCATTTATAAAGCAATATAATAAATCACATCTAAAACGAATATTGACTTTGGCGGTCGACTTAAGCACTTTTTGCTAGATATTTTTGCCCCGTTGCCTTCCCACGAGTATCTTTAAAGCAGTTCATGCATTTTGAATCAAAAACTGTGTACGACCCCGGGGCAGGACAACCCTTTCTAATGTATTCCGGCATGAATGTAGTTTCTTTGCTTAAATTCAGTGCTCGACAACCATCAGACGATAAAATCCACCTTTCTGCGTCTAGATAACCTGGCCCAATGTCTCCCTTGTCTTTTAAATAATCAGACTTGGACCACCAAAAATTTCCAGAGAAATGTGCGCCAATGGTGTTGTTACTCAGTAAAACACCGACCGCGTCGTAATTTTGTAAATTAAACAATACTTTTGCGTAATCAATCCAACAAGATTTCATCATTTGGTCAATCCAGTCGTTTAAATGTTTTGTTTTCTTTGCAATCGTGGTTGCGCGCGTTATTCCCTTACTATGCATATAAAATACATCAAAGCTTTCCTTTTTACTGTCTTCTCGTAACCTGTTAAGGGTAAATCGTTCATATAATTTTGGATTTGGATCAGTTGCATGTATTTTTATTTTATGGTGATAATTCCATATGTTGTCGTCAATAACTTTTTTGCTACCAAGTATACAAACCCGCAACTCGCTAATAATAGAAAACGCATCTAATTTTTCTAAATAATCAAACAATTTCTTGACAATATTTTTCCACTTTAGTATGCCGCAAACATGAAAATATATGTAAATCGGCCTTTTCATCAATATTCTGGCCGGAGTATATGAAATTAGTTGCCTATCACTGTACGGTTCGCGAATCGATAAATATAAACAAATTGCAAGCAATGCTAATATGATGACTACCATAAAATAAAAATATACTCTGAAAGCCATTTTATTATTACTTTAAAGAAAAAAATTTTTTTTATTTTAAAGTTTAAAAACGTGTCTTTGTTTACAATGTTTCAACCAAAGAAAAAACATAGAAAATTCGACGTTCACCATGCCTGGAAAAAAGCCAAAAACGTTCGGTTGTTGCTTCGAATGAATCTTGATAGAACATTTGCGACGCCATTTAAAGATATGATGAAAACGCGTGTGCCCAAAAATCTTCAAGCAGCTGTGGGCAGTTGGCCAGAAGAAATTTCGTATATTTTAAGAAGTTCTGCCATATCACCAGCGAAACATTTCCAAGACTTTATTAACAGATGCAATCTAACAGCATCGGTAATTTTAGAGGTTCGCACAATAAATGAAGAACAATTTAAAGCTAAATATGGCGTTACTAGGATTGAGGAATACCGTAGGATTGCGAAATTCTTTTGTAAAGATAAGAAACTGAAAAGTTTTCCATGTGGTCAATGGTTGCTTGCAACTATGAAACAGTCGCATTTTGCCGCTATATTGTTTTATACCGGTCCCTTTATTTACAAGCACAACGAGATACTTTCTAGTCTGGGCGCGCCGGGGGGCAACGAGAAACTAGATGTTTTTTGGAGAAAGAATTTGTACAAATTCCTGAGATTATTTATATCGGCAGTCGAAAAGCTTCCAAAGAAAAATATAGTAGTTTATCGCGGGGTTACAAAGAATTTTCACATGGATCCAAAATATCAAAAAGAAAAAATTGTTACGTGGTGGGGAATTTCGAGTACCAGTGAATTCGAATCTATTGCGAATGATTTCGCAGCCAGCGCTGATACCGGAACCTTATTCACTATATATGCCAAAAGTGCAAGAGATATCTCTGCAATTTCGTTTTATCCAAACGAAAGAGAACATATTTTGCTTCCAGGCACCAAATTTAGAGTAATTGACAATAGACCTCCCTCTATCAGCGGTGGCGAAATCTTGCCACCAAATGAGATTGTTTTAGCGGAAATTGGGCATAAATTCGCGTGAAAGCCATGGGGCACCTCGGGCCGTGTTAACTTTAGCCAGGAGGAAACAAATATTGATCTGTTCTCCACGGGGAGGAACAATAGTCTTGCAACACATGCCGTTGGGCTCTACGCCGGCGATGGTACGCCCCATAATGAGTGATCACATTTATAGATTAAGATTTTATATTGACAACGATGCACCCGAAGACTACGTGAAACGGTGGGAAGATTATAAATATAAGTGTGAAAATGGAGACAGCCAAATTATTTTACGCAATCTCAAGCGATACTGCAAATTAGAACAAAACAAGACATTGCCATGTCTCGACAGATTAGAAGGGGGCTTGGGTGGTAATGATAATGAACAAAATAAGCAAATTAGATTTAGACATGGTCTAGACGTGCTAAATGAGGATAATGAGATTGTGTTCGATCAAATTATTAGTACTCGGGCAGAACAGTGGTCACACGAAGAGTTGGATGATTTAGTATTTGCTTTTATTAAAGCAGCTGAAAACTGGGTACAAGCAGAATGTGTTAGAGGTTTTGTAGAAGTGAGACACCAAGATCTTTTTTTTAACATTTTTTAACTCGGCAAACCCGACCTACCCCGCGCGGCGCGCGCGCCCTTAGTATTTTTTTGATCCCGGTTTGCGTTGTTCAAAGCTAATAATAAACTTGTATTTTTCTGGTTGAATGATTGTGGCGCTCGGCGCGTCGCGGGCGTCACGGCGCACAGGGGCACGAGGCGGCGGCGCTTCGGCGTCTGGCATTCTTCTCCGTGAGTTTCGTCGCGGGCCTTGCCCCGCAGCAGGTCGTCGACGCGCTCCGAGAAGCTTCGCCGATTCCCGTTCATCCTTATTTTGCACGGCGACGGTAGCTCGTTCGCCGGTGCGTCTCCTCCGATACTGTAGCCCTCGAAGAAGCCGTCCTCGCTGTC